GTCACTGAAAGGTTACCGTTGATCACAACCGTGGCTGCATTGGCTGTCAAGCCTTCAAAAGTTACTGTGTCGGTATTTCCTACGGATTGGAATACCAAATTGCCTGCGACACGATTGTAGGTAGTCATTTAAAGATCCTTTGTGTTATTTATGCGGTTTTGAAAGTCTTCCATTTGCATGGCAGCTAGATTTTTAATGCCCCGTAACTCAGCAATTGCCGCTGTGGTTTTGCCCATTACCCGGAAAAATCCAACGTCTGGAAAGTCCTTGCACACTCTTTGCAGTTGTTTGACCCAATTTCCTGTGTAAGTTGGGCGGGCAGAGCTTTTTTTATAGAACTCAGTGTCTGCGTACACATTGTTAAATCGGTCCCCGGCTGTGGGACCCATATCAAATCCAATGAGATACACTGCACGATTTTGATCTATAGCCGCAAGAGCCACTGCAATGGGTCCTGAACTGAATCCAAAATAATCATCCGGGACTCTATGTGCTCCTAGTCCCGGTATGGGTTTTCGAGTGTACATCCTGTGTTCACTGGCATATCCACTGTGTTGAATGGATTCGCTAATGGGCTTGTCTGTGCTGACCAAAACCGTGGGTGCAAATTCTCGATACAATGCATTACATCCATAGATTGGACCAAGCTCTTTGAGAGTTTGCAAATTCAATTCTAACCGACTGACACCATTGCCTAATACAAAACCAAAACTCATAAAAAATCCTCCTAGTAGTTATCTAGGAGGATCCAGGGGTTAAATCAATTAAGAAGTAACGTTGTCAACAATGGCCAAGTCAAGCAGATTTTGTTGTCCGCTTTGTACTGTGCCTGAGTTTGCTGCACCAGTGGTACCTGATTTGATAACTGTACCTTCGTCTGTAAAGAAGTTGGTTGCATAACGCTTGTCAGCCACAACGCTGGCAGGGTCATAGTTTGCGCCGCCAGTCCAATCCAACAAGAACTTGTTGGTCAATTTGGAGATAGTAGTAGCAGTAGAATCAGTAACTGTAAATGTGATAGCCATCAATCCAGCTGCTGGAGTAGTGTCATCGGCCAGTACACAAACACCCACTGAGAATGCTGCGCCGTTGCCAGATCCACCAACAGAAGTTGCTGTGAAAATTGTGCCTAATCCAAAGTTACTAGGAGCACCGGCTGCGGTCCAGTTAGTTGTTGTTCCAACAACACTAATTTGATATGCTTGCCCAACTACAAAACTGCCGTCGTTAACGCCATTGGCATCACCAACTAGGTATTTGTGTGAACCTTTTTGACGGATAATATATCCATTAGCAACGCCAATACCGCTGCCGTCAGGGGCTGCAATGTTCACAATTACGTCAATTCTAGGATTGGTTGCCGAAGGCGTATCAGTGGGGGCTGCACCACCCACCACGCCAAGATATTCAGTAGCACTGAGTGTGTCGCCTGTGTTGGTCACAGGGGCAGTTAATGATCCAAAATTTGGAAAGCCAATGTCAACGCTAACGGCTGCGCCGCCGTTGCCTGAACCAGTGCTTGTTTTTTGTATTTTAAGAGGACGTCCCATTTTTGTTTCTCCTTACAGAAGTCCGATGCGAGTTCTAGTCGCTACGCGGCGGGTTAAACCGCATAAAACACCGTATTGTGTTGAATCCTCAACGAGCCATACCGTTCTTGCAACATGCTGTTCTCTTGGATCCAAATAACGTAACTGCTAGATTCAATTTGGCAGTGGCACTGTTGTTGATGGGCGACTACACCAATGGATGGCCAGCTTATGAAGCCAGATGGCAATACGAACATCTTGCTGGCACTGAACCCAAACACCAACAGCCTCGCTGGCGTGGCGAAGATCTCAAAGACAAAACTATTCTTGTGGTAGGCGAACAAGGCCACGGAGACAACATTCAGTTTTGCAGATTCTTGTACAACTTGCATGTGGCTGGAGCAAAAATCAAGCTTCAGGTTACCGACGGATTGATTCCTTTGTTGCAATCTAGCGACGTCATTCAGCAGTTGGGAACATACACTGACGACATGGGTGAGTTTGATTATTGGATTCCTATCATGAGCATCCCTGGCATACTTGGAGTAACGTTGGAAAATTTGCCCAGGCCAGTGAACTATCTCAACGTAGATCAAGGCCGTCAGCAAGAGTGGTTGCAGATACTGGGTCCTAAAACCCGCATGCGTGTGGGTTTTTGTTGGAGTGGGCGCAGAGATTCTTGGCTTAATCAACACAAGAGTGTGCCGTTCCCTGTAATGCTGGACATGATCAAATCTAATCCTCAATACGAATGGATCAATTTGCAAGTTGACGCCGATCCTGAAGAAGAAGAAGCAGCCTTGCTTGAAGCAGGAGTGCAGGCCTATCCTGGCAGCGTTAAAAGTTTTGTAGACACTGCGGCATTAATTATGGCCATGGACGTTGTTATTGGCGTAGACACTGCTGTGTCACACTTGAGTGGCGCATTAGGTCGGCCCACATGGATAATGCTACAAAAATTCAGCACAGACTGGCGTTGGTTGTTGAATCAAGATTCTAGTCCTTGGTATTCAACTGCTAGACTTTTTAGACAAGAAAACTTTGATGACTGGACAGCAGTTACCAAAAAAGTCAGCCAATATCTAGGGTGGATGAAAGTTTAATTTAGATCTTGCCAGGCGCCAACTACGCCATTATATCCACGAAATTTACCTGTGTTAATGTTGTAGTAAATCAAGCCTGCTACACCTGCAGGATCAGCTACCAATCCTAATAACTGCATAGTACTGGAAGTAGTTTTGCCAACCGCACTGACATTGCCTACATTTATAATGTCGTTATTACTTAAATTAAGATTGTCACCAACTGCTATTTCTTCAATTTGACTGCTCGCTGAGTTGACAACCAGCGGAATTCGATTAGCCATGAATTATTTATCAGAGGACAAAAAAGCACCCCTCGGGTGCTTTTTCGTTCCTTCCCATCCCTGGGTTGGTTCTCTGATTAGGAGAATGACAAGTTAGATACTGCGATCTCACCCACATAGTCACCGGCGTTACCGAATGACGATGCAGTGTTGGTCAACTCAATGTAACCATAACGTGTCATGAATGACACCACTGGTTCAAAGGTTGATGGATCCAACACAACACCACTGCTCATCAACGGAATGTATGGGCAGTAGAATGCAGGAGCGTCAGCTTCTGAAGAGCCTTTGTAGCCAACCAGAACTGGAGTTGTATCGCTGGCATAGCTGTCAACGAACACACGCATAGCGCCGTTTAATGTGCCAACAAACTTGGTGTTTGTAGGTGCTTCGAAGGTGCCTTCTGTGGTACGAGCAAAAGCTGAAGTTGTTGCTGATTGCAACACTGTCAGAGCAGCTGAACTCACAACAGCGTAGTTACCAGCGCCACGACGAGTACGTTGGGCGATCAAGTTAGCAACACGGTTGATCAAAACTGCCAATGCGGCATGTTCGTCACCAACGAATGTAGCTGTACCTGAAACGGTAGCTTGGTTGTATGTGAACTCAGTGGATGCCAATGAGCGCAAGCTCAAAAGAATCTCTTGGTCGATTTCAGCGGTAATCTCTTGAGCCAGAGCAGCCATGATTTCTGCTTCAACGTCAATACCATGCATGGCTTGTGCGTCTTGTGCAGATTCAAAAGTCCAGCGAGCTTGCAGCTTGCGGGTCTTGGCTTCAACAGCTTGTTTCAAGATTTGAACGCTGATTTGCTTACCGCCGGTACCTTCCATGCTGGCTGTTGAGCCGCCGGTGTAGGTAGTAGCTGTAGCTGTGCCTGCTGGCACAGTAGAGTAAGCAGTTGCAATTGTGAATGGGCTCAATGCTTCTTGACCAGCTGTAACGCTTGTAGCGGCAGCTGAGTTGTCAGTCAAGCTGTTGGCGTAACGCACACGCAAGGTGTGAATTTGGCCAACTGGGCCTGTCATGGGCTGAACGCCAACCAACTCGTTAGCAATAACGGTAGGCATAACACGACGAATCACTGGCAGAATCACACGGTTAAGTGTGGCGATGTTGCCAGAAACAGTACTTCCAGAAGAAGCATTCTCTTTCAAATAGCGACGAGTATTCTCAAGAATAACTTTCATGCTATTGCGTTTGGTGCCTTGGAGGCCTTCTAACAGGGCCTCTTTGGTCTCATCCCAACGACTTTCTAATAGATCTTGTGACATTTAAGTCTCCTAAAAAATTTTAAAGCCCTGCCAGGCGCTTCAAGTCAATCACATTGCTGCGATCTTCCTGGGCGGTCTGCTGGTTCGAAACATTTTTATCACCAGTAACTGCGGTGACGTTTTCTGTGATCACTTTATGGGCTTTCACGGAACGGTCTTCCAACACTGCTGGTAGATACTTTTCAAAAGCGTTTTTCAAACGGTTAGTTTGGACGCTTTCGAGCAAATTACGCATGACTTCTTGCTTTTCCTTGTTCAAGGGACGTAGCAATTCATCCAATGAGCTGTCACGCTCATTAGATTCTTTAATCATACGCAGTTCGCGCTCTTTATTCTCAACCAGGACTTTTGCTTTCATGGTGAGTTTAATTGCCTCAGACAATTTCTTGTCCTTGTGCGCAATTGTGTTATGCAACTTACGAACTTCGGCTTTCTCATTCAAGTGAGTAGCACCAAATTCGGTAGCATATGCTTCAAAGATACGACGACCAAAATTGTTCTCGCGAGCAACTTTGATGTCTTCTTGCAACTGGTTTAATTCAGCCTTAAGATGTTTGCTAACAGCCTGGCTCATTTTGTTGGCACTTTCTTTAACAAATCGTGCTTTCAAAGTTTCAAGTTTGTTACGTGCTTCACTAACTAAACGCACTTTGGTTTCCACCAAGTCACGTTTGTCAGCAGCAAATTCTTGAATTTCTTTTGCCAATGCATGCACCACGAAGTTCTCAAGTTTTGCAACTCCTTCTGTGTGCATCTTACGGTCTTTGCGCAGTTCAGAAATTTCTTCAGCAAGTTTAGTAACCAAGAAGCTGTTAAACTTAGTGGCTGACTCTTTCATCTTGTGTTGAAACTTCACACGGTCTTCAGCCAATGCTTGCTTTTCAGTAGCAATGCTGGCTAATTCTCCTGCGAGACCTTCTGTTACCATCTTATCTAGGGCTTCTACCATCACTGTTTTGTCATGCTCATAGCGTTGTGCAAACTCCTCGCGAAGTTCTGCACGCACAATCTCACGAGCTTCTGTCAGTTTAGATTCCCAAGCTTCGTTGAGTTCTTTACTAACATCTTCGTTGATTAATCCGCTGTCAAGCAATGGTTTAATAGCATCAAACATGCCTGGTTCTCCTTAGATTTTGAGTTCTCGGATAAGGCGTTTAACCTCACCTGCGAGATACTTCTTCACTTTGTCGTCCTGACCAGACTCTCTAGCCATCTCTAAGATCTTATGACCGTTTCTCATATTCATGAGACCTTCATAGATTGCTGTAGGATACGCATTAGGAGCACTGGGT